GTTTCCCAGTCACGATCCCCGAGGAGGGGTGGACTTTAGTTCAATGCGACCTATCCCAGGCTGAACTAAGAATTGCTGCTGAGTTAGCTCGCGAGCGTAACATGATCCATGCCTTTGTCAATGGCATAGATATCCATTGGTTAACAGCTATCAGAGAGATTGCTAGGGGCGGTGGTCTGGTTGACCTAGTAAAAGATACTGCCAAAAAACTAGACGGGTCTATCTTATCCTATAGTGAGTCGGTAGACCTACTTATTAAGGCAGGGCATGAGGTTTGTATAGAAGCTAATAACGATTGGAAAGAATATCGCAAAAAGGCTAAGGCAGTAAACTTCGGTTACCTATATGGAATGTGGTGGAAGAAATTCAAGTCAGTTGCCCGGGATGACTATGACGTTATTATTACAGACGAAGAAGCAGAAGCTTCACGAGTTACTTTCTTTAATAACTACTCTGATCTTGAACCTTGGTATAGGAGACAGAAAAGGTACGTTAGAAAGCATGGCTATGTTAAGTCCCTATCCGGTCGTAAGCGTAGGCTCCCTGAAGCGCGTAGCGATATTAATACGCCTGAGCGTCGAGCTGCAGAGCGCAAAGCAATCAATTCACCTGTCCAGTCCTTTGCTAATGAGATAAACCTTATGGCTGCGATACAGCTGAGAGAGGAATACGGTAGGAGTATTGTTAAGATATGCGGTACAGTACATGACTCAGTTCTATTCCGAGTTCGGAATGATATGCTAGAGGAGGTTTACCACAGGATGCTGGAGATTATGCGATGGCCTGATCTTATGGATACTTTCGAGATTGAGATGACTGTACCTCTAGAGGCAGACGGTGAAGTAGGACCTTGGGGTAAAGGAAAACCTTTAGATAAATGGAAGGAGGCGGCATGAAAAAAGTATACCCAGATAAGTCAGTCATGAGACACTGGCCAAAGGAACTATGTGTGGATTGTAATAATCCAACGAGGTACTGGGTTGCTCGAGGTAAATACCCTCTGTGCCCTAAGTGTGCAAAAAAACCTAAAGCCGGTCATGGGGCTAGAGCGTATCTAGAAAGGATGGGGCAATGAGCAGCAAATACCGAGTAAGTCAGTCTAAGGTAAATACATATAGGAGGTGCCGTAGAGCGTACCACTACAGATATGTAGAAGAGCTTAGGAGGAAAAGAAAATCCAGACCTCTGCAGTTTGGTACAATGGTTCATAAGGCATTAGAATTCCATTTTAATGGGGATGATGCTCTTACTTATTTTGACTTACTCCGAGAGGATGAGGAAGCTATCAGCCTATTTAGACGGGAACACGCAGAGTATGGAGATATCCTTACAGACACTGAGGACATTATTACCGATTATCTGGGGTACTGGGATTACGATGACATACGGCCCATCCGTAAGGCAGGACGAGGAGCAGAACACTCTTTTGAGATAGAGCTAATGCCTGACATCATATGGAATGGCAAGATGGATGCAATAGGTAAAACCCCAAATAGGCTTAGGTGGTTAATAGAGCATAAGACATATAGTCGCAGACCTAGTGATGATGACAGATGGCGTAACCTACAGTCAGTCACCTATTTCAGAGCTAACGATATACTGGGATGGCCTCCCTTTGATGGTTGTATGTGGGACTATATTAAATCAAAACCCCCAGCTGCTCCGGGTATACTTAAAGATGGTACTTTGAGCAGCAAAAAGATAGACACACTACCTTCTACAGTTCAGAGGGTGATTGATAACCATGAAGGAGAACTAGGACGAGTAGAGGCCTTAATGTCTATGGCCGAGAAAAATCGAAGTCAGTACTTTCAGCGTATCTATACTCCCGTTAACAAGCAGGTAGTTGATAGGGTGTTTGATGACTTCGAGAAAACAATAATAGAGATGGCAGAAAATCATGGAAAACACGCCAGTATGACTATTGACAGACACTGTAGCTGGTGCGATTATGAACCTCTTTGCAGGGCTAAAATGCAAGGTCTAGACTACGACTACATCAAAGAAAGAGAGTATACCCATGGCAGTAATAAAGAAGAAGAGGACAACCCGATCCACGAAGCGGCCTACGAAAAGGTCCTCGAGTACCAGGGCAACTAAGTTGCCTGTGAGAAAAGCAAGTAAGCTACATCCTCACAGAGCCTGGGCAATCTACGGCCGAGCAGGGTCAGGTAAAACTACGCTTGCGGGATCCTTCCCGTCACCTGTACTTTTGCTGGATTGCCGGGATCAAGGAACGGACAGTGTTTCTGACGTAAAAGGCCTAGACGTTATGGAAGTAAATTCATGGCAGGACTTTGAAGACGCCTATTGGTGGTTGGTCCAGAACCCCGGCAAATATAAAACCGTAGTTATCGATACCATCACCCAGCTACAGCAAATAGTCGTAGAAGAAATTGCTGGGGCCAAAGCGGCTCGGAAGAACAAGGTGGCGGGTGACTGGGGCACTATGACTAAGAGTGACTGGGGTAACCTGTCCTCTAGACTCAAGACGTGGATAACCAACTATAGAGACCTCCCGATGGAGGTTGTATTTATCGCCCAGGACCGAGTGTTCAATGTGGACGAAGAAGGATCAGATGATGGTATGATTGACCCAGAGGTGGGGCCTCGCCTATCCCCGTCAGTTATGACTCATCTGTGTGCGGCTGTCAGTATCATAGGAAACACTTTCCTAAGGTCTAGGACAGTCAAAACTAAAGTAAGGGGTAGAACCCGAGAAAAGGAGGTGGCAGAGTATTGTATTCGACTAGGGCCTAGTCCCTCGTATATAACAAAATTCAGAAAGCCTAAGGATATTACCCTTCCTAGCTTTCTGATTGACCCAACCTATGAAGATATCCTCGCAACCATCAAAGGAGATAAATGATGGCAAGACGTACTACCAAAAAGAAAACTAGCAGAACCGCTTCTTTTGCCGGCGTCGGTAAAGGCTTTTCCGCCGACCAGGAATATCTGGTTAAGGTAAGGGAATGTACTGTGGAGGAAGGTAACTCCGGCCTGTACTATTCCCTGAAGTTGGAAGGTACCGGCGATTTTGAAGGATCTATTCTTTATCATAACGCTTCTCTCTCACCGGCGGCTCTGTGGCGTACTCGAGACGTATTCGAAGCCTTCCTGGGGGAGGTACCAGAAGATGACTTCGACGTGGATGAGTATGCCGATGAGTTTGTCGGCAAGTTCGCCATGTGTTCTACTATCAAGGACACCTATGAAGGTCAGTCCCGAGTCAAGCCTGAAGATTTTTGGGCTGCTGAAGGCGTCGAGGAAGAAGGTGAGGAAGGAGAAGAGATTGACCTCGATGAACTGGAAGACGCGGATATCAAAAAGCTTGGTAAGGCCATGGGCATCAAATCTAAGCGGGCTTCTACTATTCGCAAGGAACTCGCCGATGCCGATGAAGATGACTTGGTTGAAGCGATGAAGGAACTTGGCCTTGTCGAAGAAGAGGAGGAAGGAGAAGAAGGCGAAGACGAGGAAGGCGATGAGATCGACCTCGACGAGCTGGACGAGGACGAGCTGAGAAGCTTAGCTAAGGCTGCCGGTATCAAGGTCACTTCGAGGACTTCTTCTAACGCTATGCTGAAGAAACTGAAAGCTCTTGATCCCGATGATCTTGCTGAAGCTGCCGAGGAAGCTGGTATCGGAGGCGACAGCGAAGACGAGGAAGAAGGCGAAGGTGTGACTGCCGACGATATCAACAAGATGAACCAAGAAGAGCTCGAAGAGCTGGTCGAGGAACATGAGTTGGATATCGACTTGGATGACTTCAAAACGCTTCGCAAGAAACGTACTGCTGTGATCGACGCAGCGGAGGAAGCGGACATCCTCGCCGAGGACTAATCAGGAAACCCGCCCAAACTTGGCGGACCTTAGGGTCCGCTCTTTTTTTTAGGAGACACTCTAATGTTGAAGAGCTACACCGCCTCGAAACTAGAAAAAGCACCTATGTGGAAGCGACTCCAGGATGAGTGGCCCTTTGAATTTACCGCTAGGTGGTTCCAGTACCACGTGGGGAAAGTTCCCGATACTCCTTCTTTCGCCAAGTTCTTTTGGCAAGAAGGTGAACAAGATGTGAGAAGGAGTGACGTGGTTATTTGTTACTGCGAGGGTGGTGATGTACTCAGAGGGGCTTTGGTCGAAGTTGGTATCGCGATCGCTTGGGGGAAGCCGGTTATTGTGGTGGGGGACAACCCAAGTACCGGAACCTGGTCCTACCATCCCTTGGTATTTCGAGTGGCCACCTTAGAGGAGGCAAGGATTATGATGAACATGATGCAAAATGCATTGAATACCGTGGGTAGTCTTTAATGCCCAAACAACCTGAGTCACGACTTCAGAAATCAATCCAAGACCACCTTCGCGCAACCGTTGGCGGATGGTGGTTCAAGGTCTGGGGAGGTCCCTTTACACCTGCCGGTATCCCCGACCTTATAGGATGCGTTAATGGGATGTTCTTTGCACTAGAAGTCAAACTGCCCAAGAAGTCCTCTAAGCCTTCAGCTATACAGTTACAGACTATTAAAGATATTGTTATGAAAGGGGGGGGTTGTGCTACAATCGTCCGAAGCAAAGAAGAAGCCGAAGCCATCGTCATTGAAGCTTTGGCCCGAGCAGCAAGCCGTTTACGAGTTAGCTGTCTCACGCGACGCCACCGCGATGTTCTGCGAGCAGCGCACCGGAAAAACCTACATCACACTGGCTATCCTCCGAAAACTAGCGGGAGCGCCGATCAATCTTGTCACGGGTAAAGGAAACGACTTCTGCGGCCTGCTTGTCACTCTGCTCACCAATAGGGACAGCACGTGGCTTAATGGCATTCAACAGTTCCTTCCGTGGTTGAACGTCACAAGTGACTGGGAAGAGTTCAAGAGACTGCCCAATCCCCGTACCCTGCTCATCCATTATGAGATGCTACCGAAGCTTATCAATCGGCTGGTCAAATACAAGAAATTCAACTGGGCTTGTGTTGATGAAGCCCAGCGTATTTCGAACCGAGGCAATGGAGCATCACGTGCAATGGCGCGCCTCAGCTGGATAGAACGTAGGCTCGTCCTGACCGGTACTCCACAGGAAGTTCGCGAGACCGACTATTTTGGCATATTCAAGTTCCTGGATCCCGAGGTGTTCGGCACGAACTGGAGCAAGTTCGAGAAACGCTACATGGACTGGCCGAAGGTCGACTTTGAACATGCCCCTCCCGGATCAGCACTGTGGCAGAAGAAAATCCTGCAGCAACGGATACTCAAGAACAAGGCAACGTTCCGCGAGGAGCGTCGGCAGGAGTTCGTTAATTTGCTCAAGTCTTACTGCATTCGACTGACTAAGGAAGAAGTGGGTATCAAGAAACCTATCATCCACCAGGTGTTATTGCCTATGTCTTCTGACCAAGCTAGGTGCTACAGCGATATGCTCAAGCAGTCGTTCACCTATTTGCCTCGCAGGTCGCGCACAGCGAAGCGCAGACGCGTGCTAGCTGAGTTAGTGATAACAAACATAGCAAAACGCAGGCAGATCGCTACTGGCTTTGTTTACGATGATGATGACCGTCTGCATGATCTAGGTGATATTAAGCTGAAGAAGACTATTGAGTTGGTAGATCGACTGTCTAAGCCCGTTGTAGTTTTTACAGCATTCCGTCCCGATAATGATCTAGTATATGAAGCCCTTATTGATGAGGGATATAGTGTAGTCCAGGTCAACGGTTCTACCGAAAAGAAACTACGCCCACAGATATGGAAGGATTTCCAAGATGCACAATATGACGTGGCTGTTATACAAACTAAAACCGGAGGGACAGGAGTCGATCTGTGGAAGTCTAATAACGCTATAGTGTATAGCATGACTCATTCCTATAGGGACTGGGATCAAATGCTTGCTAGGCTATCAGCAAAAGGAAAGAAACGTGCGGCAGAGTTTTATGTACTTTGCTCGAAAAACACTATTGACACCGACCTGTTTGATCTTGTAATAGCAAAGAAGTTCAATACAGAACAGACACTTAAACACCTGAAGAAAGGAGTCACAAAATGGCTAGGAAAGCTACCAAGAAAAAAGCGAAAGCTACCGAAGAAGAAACGACAGCAAAGGAAGAACCGAAATACGGCGTGAATGAATTGGTCGAGGAAACAGGCCTTCAACCGGCATCTGTCCGAGTCGCTCTGCGTGAGCTGGGAGTCGAAAAGGAATTCGGCAACCGATACGGCTGGGACACCAAGAAGGACTTCGACGAAGTCGTTAAAGCCATGAAGGAGCGTTCGGCCAAACGCGTTGCCAAGGCGGCAGACGAGGAAGAGCCGGCTCGCAAGACTACTCGCAAGACTACTCGCAAGACTACTCGAAAGGCTCGATCCAAAGGCTGACGCTATCTATGACAGCTTTGGATCGTGACTGGGAAAC